GGTAAATGCAGGTGTGTAGTATCTCTCAAAATAATCCATGTAGTTTGAATCTATCTTGTTCTCTTTGTATTTATCTAGCATCTCTGCCTTGAATGCCTCCATGGCCTGCTCTTTTGTATACAAAGGCACCTCGTTAAATCTATTAGTCTCAGGATTCCATTCTTTGTTTGTTGTCTCCCATCTATCAAATCTGCAGAATCTATCATATAATGTAAATAATAATTTGTTTTGTTTTGCAAATGCTATTAGTTCTTGTGACAGCTGACGTACAAAAGGGACTCTTCCATGGTATTCGTTAAATAATTCTTTTGCCTGCCTCTGGTCCAGACCTAACTCTCTCTGTAGTTTTATCTTACCCATACCATAGAATAGACCTAGGTTGATTGTTTTTGCCTGTTTCCTGGAGATATTAGCCATGTCAGCGACTATCTGATGAAAATCGGCATCATCCTTATCAAATTCATCTTTAAGGCTCTCCGTGCCTGCTAGGCCCAGTTTTATAGCGTAATGTACAACAATACGTGGTTCTTGCTGTGAATAGTCAAAGCTACCCCATTCGCAACCATTCTCCGGTATAAATAGCTCTCTCATCTTACCACCGATATAACCCTTGGCTGGTATCTGTTGCAGATTAGGGTTAGACATACTAAATCTACCAGTAACTGTGCCACCTGTGTCTGATCTTATTTGATTTATATCAGCGTGTATTCTACCTTCGTGTACATATTCTAATAGTCCATCTATAAAAGTATTGACTGCTTTGTCGTACTCTCTTGCCTTTGCGATCATGCGCAGACATTTATTGTTATGTGTTCGTAGATAATCTTTTGGTAATTGTGGCATCTTAGATTTTGGTGTGACCTTATAATCTTTTATGCAAAGGTGATCTAATAATTTTTTAATTGATGCTGCAGCCCAGATGTCAACGTGTATCGTTGTTATACTTTCTATTGCTTTTACTATTTGGTCTCTACGTTTTTTGAGATGTCTACCAAACAGGATAGCTTTTGCGACATCTATTCTAACTCCTTTAAATTTCATGTCAACCAAACATAAAAATAATTTTGTTTCTAATTCAAATATTTGTCTGCAAGTTTTTTGCTCTCCATCATCTTTAGTGTATAATATTTCGTCAATTTTTTTATTAAATAACTTCCATAGTTTATAAGTCAGGTTTACATCCTGCTTTGCATACTCTTTTACAATAGATGCAGGAAGCTTGTGCATGTTAGTCATTGGATCCTTAACTGTGCCACCAGACCATTCTAACGTTTTCTGTTGTAGATCATATTTATATTTCTCTTCGTTAAGATAATCTTTTGACAGTGCATCCAGCGAATATTTAAATCTGTTCTCATCAATAACAGATGCAGCTATCATGGTGTCAACTATCCTACCTTTGATCATCATACCTGTTACAGCTCTTATCCAACAGACGTCGTACATCGCATTGTGAAATACTTTTGTTATCTTTTCATTTTGAAATATTTTTTCATTAAGAACACTCCAGATCTTTTCATCTCTTTTAAAATCTATAAATATATCAGAATGACGTAATGGAAAGTATGCAAGGTCATTCTCTGTTGCAACTGCAATGCCACATATGAAACCATCATTACGTATCGCACCTGACCCTTTTGTTTTAAGATTAGGATCGTATGTTTCTATATCTATCGCAACAGTATCAATACCATTTAAATCTAGATCTTCTGGTGTATTACACATTATAATCCCTTTCTATAATCATCTCTATAAAATGTATCGCTTTCAATAAATCTTCCTTACCATTCTTGTCCTGATGACGTATGATATATTTTATAGCACAACCCTCAGGATATAGCAATTCATTCTCAACTACAAACTTGCTTGGTTGAATTTTATATTTTTGATAGTGGTTTCCTCCGTGTTGCTTGTCCCAAACATTTTTCTTTTTCATCTTACTCCTAACGTATATTTATCTTGTGATGCAATAGTCCAACAATCAAATCTACCTCTGCTATAAGCCACGTATTTTAATCGTAATTGTGTAAAATAATCCTCTGTTCTTGTTCTTGTAAGATCAACAACAACATTATCAAAAGTCAGACCTTTTACGGTATGTATGTTTGCATATTTTACTCTTACCTCTCCATCATCATAACCCCTGTTTAGAATCTTTCTAATGTAGATTAATCTATCTGGATCTGTCTTTTTTCTTATCAACGCAAAGTCTCTTTCTTTACCTGCATTCTCTTTTAGATATTTGTGATATTTCATGTAATCTAAAGTGTATTCTCTATCAACCCACTCATCAAAACTCTCTTCATCTCTACCTTGAACTATGACTTTGTTATCTAAATATTCCCAAAAATTTTTTATTTGTTTTAATGACATGGGTGTGCCTCTACAAAACTCTGGCCACAGTTTATGACATTGTAATTCTTTCTTTGGTACGTGGGCCGTGTTTCCTACATGCGCAAACTCTATGCCCTGTTGTTTAAAAAATTTTTTGAACCATGTATCTGAGGGCGTACCACGATAGGTAAATAAAAAAGTTTCATCAGTATGTTTTATTTTATCTAACAACGCAGTCATAGCACTACATCTTTTGTTTAAACTGGGTAGATAGTAATGTTTTCCTATTATATCTGTTGGTTTCCATGTTCTTTCGTATCCATAGTGATTCCATATTGGTCTTATTATATTCTTACACACATTAGTTATTGTTTTACCGCATCTATATCCTTGGTCTAATTGTTCTGCTTCTCTTGATAATTTATGAAAATAATTAGAATCAGCGCCAGCAAATTCAAATATAGTTTGATCTGCATCTCCAACAAAATAATACTCCTTTGTCTTTGTAGCCATTTTATCCAAAGCCTCTTTTTGTGGTCTGTTACTATCTTGAGCCTCATCAACTATTAAAGCATCTATGTCTGGTTCTTTAGCCTTATCTAAAAACTCTTGTATCATGTCCGTGTAATCGCACAGATGATTGTCATTTTTAAATTTATTATAGTGCGGTAACATTTCTTCAATAGAATTTAAACTATAAGGACTATAAGATGCCTTATCGCATGATCTCCAATGTTCTTTTATATTTTTACCCATGCCATGAGCGTCTTTTAAATATCTGTAAAACAGATGTTCATCTGCATTAAATTGAGCCTCTGTTACTCTTTGTAATTTAAAGAGAGATTCTATGATTGTTAAACTCATGTGATCCTCGTAACTAAATAATTCTTTAACACCCACTAATCTATTTCTACAATAAGCATGTATTGTGCAAATCTTATACTTCATAGCTTTTTTTGTAACACCCTCCATTTCTGAAAGCTTAAGTATCTCTTTTTTTATCTCGTCTGCTGCAACGTTTGTATGTGATAATATTATTATGTTTTTATAAGAATATTTTTTTAATAATTCTTTGTATTTGTCCACAATCCATTTACTAGTTTTTCTCGTTCCTGGTGGACCAGATATAAATTTAGGTTGTTTCATCAGTCACCTCCTGATACTCACCCTCTACTATAAGATCTTCTTTATCTATCTCTTGATCACATATACGCCAAAAGACACAGGATTTTGTTTCATACTTCCCATGTTTTTTTTCTGCCTTTAATATATCTTGACATTTCATTGCAAGATCTACCCTGTCTAAATTTATTCTTTGTTTTGATAGATAGTCTTCAAATTTATCAAGATTAAAGTCTAAATGTTTTTTACTAATATTGTAATATGGTAAGCCAAAGTATGCTAACTCTTTTTTATTTGTGTATGCTTTTTCTAGTGAAATGTAATTTTTAAAATGTTTTACAAATTTTAAATTTTCTTCTGCCTCTTCCACATACTTATCTGATTTTTCTCTTGCTTCATACTTTCTACGCATTATCTCTTCAAAGTCTGAGGCTTTCATCTCTGGAATCCACACAGATGCTTTGCTAATTACAGCATCATAAAATAATTTTTTATTTCTTAACGTGGGACCATCTACTACAATTGTTTTTTCGAGGGCCTCCCCTTGTACAACAGCATTTATTTTTACATAATATCTGTTGCTACCATATTCTATTATCTGCCCGATAGATTGTTTTGCCTCTTCGCTTGTAGCCTCTTGCACACCTATCCAACTAAACATGGTTGCTATTGTTTTTGTAGAGCACCCAATAATCTCTGCAAGTTTTGGCATACCAAATTTTCTATTTGCTTTCTTGTGTGTTGTTCCTTTTCTTTTTCTTTTTTCTGCCTCTTCATCTTTTGCTGCCACCGCAATCTTGTAAACAAAATCATCTATATCATCTTCGTTCCATTCTGTGTGTTTTAACAATACTCCTGCTATGGCAGTGCAGTAATCATCTCTCTGTCCTGACCCTGCGTATGTGATGCATAGTGCTGCAGCTAAGGCGATTTTACCGAGATCAACTTTTAAATTACCTGGATATTCATCTATGCCATCATACTTTACCCACTTAACGACCTCGTTTGTTGTGTGGTATTTTGTTTCTGGAACTAATGTATATTTATTTGCACCATGTCTTATCTCACACAGCGTTGCACCATGGCCGTAGTCTTTGTAATAATTTTCTAATTCTTTTGGTAATGCAAACTTCTTGTAATCTGATGTGCCAGACCAAAGATAGTGACTTGATGGATTGTTTCTTCTACCAAATATCGCACCACAT